TTTGAATTTCTATATTGAATGATCCTGAAAAATATCCTGAACCAGCAGACAACATACTTACACTTTGTATAGATCCAGCTGCATTAACAACTGCCGATGCCCCTGCACGTACTCGTGGTTGATAGTTTTGGCCAAGAGTAACTGGATCTACTTGATCAACTTTACCACCTCTAGGTAGATCAAATAGATTATCACCAGTGAATATAATAGATGCACCAACACCAATATTTGGTGCAGTAGATCTTGCAACTATATCATAATCAACAGTTGGCCTTTGGAAGATACCATTAATTAAAACTACACCATAGTTAACAACTTCATCACTACCACCAGTTCCAGTAGTTGTAGTAACAATACCTGTAGTATCTGATCCACTCTGAGTCAGGGTAAATGTTTTTCCTGTTGCAACAGATCCAGTAAATTTATGTGATATATCATCAAATACAAAGTTTCTAGTAACATCTTTCCTATTAAATACCCTACCACTAAATGTTGATTGTGTACTAACACCAGTAGGCCCTGTTGGGCCAAATGGTGGTGTTGCAAAGAATATGACATCCTTTTCAATTCTAAAGTTACCACCCTTCATCTGAGGTACAGCATTAGCTGCATGAGAAGCTACTGTACTACCAAGGAATCCACGATCAACTGAAACTGCGTTTGTAGATCCAAAACCAACTGTTCTAACTCTAAAGAACTCATTATCAATCTGAAGAATATCATTTAATTTTACAGTAGTGAGACCAACGTTTGCACTAGCCTGTAATTTAAGAGTTGTTGATCCAACTCCCACTGCATCAATTAAATCTAAATTAACACTTCTGTTAGTCAATGGTGATTGAATCATTCCATCAATCTGAATTATAGTTTTATTTTCAGGACTTATCGTACTGAATGAATGTTCAGTTCCAGTTCCAAGAGTTCTTATATTAAATGCAGTAGTAGATGTTGATAACCCTGCAACTTTAAATCTATTATTATCTAATCTAGAGAAAACAAATAACTCAGGTGGCATAAGATTAGTTGATGATCCACTTATAACATGATTTGTAGCATCAATTCCAACACTAGTGTTTCCATGATTATCATACTTTATTCTTTCACCAGTCTGGAACCCATGATTAAAAATTGTAATAGTGTCAGAGTTAACAGTTATATTACTACTATCTGCAGCATTAGGATTGAATGTTTTATTGAATAGAGGAACTACGCCACTCTGTGATGTAAGTCTAAATGAACTTAATCCAACAATCTGACCACCTACAATTGGTGTATTGATAACAACTGTGAAAGTAGTTGCATTGATCACTGTTACTGTTAAGTCTACGCCAGAGGCAGGATCACTAGAACGAGGATATGGATGTAAAGTAGTGTAATTATCTTTACTACATGTAAATGTTACGGAACCATCTGCAAGACGAACTGTAGCTCCAGTTGACATACCATGATTTGCAGTGGT